ATTCTGTTGCTATGTTTGAAGGAATACAAGTAATGGAATACGAAGCATTGAAACTAATGCAGAAGGATAAAAAATAATGGCAAATAGAGAAACTAAAATAAAATTTTTGCTTGGTGTCGAAGGTGTAGATAAACTGCGTGGATTAACATCTAGCTTACACAAATTAAAAAACAATACGACATTAGCAGATAAATCAACAAAAAAATTATTAGTCGGTTTACAAAAACAAAAAAAAGCAGCTACAGAAACTATTAGTGGTACTAGGACTCTTGCTAATTCTTATAGACAACTAGCTAATTCTGTAAAGATAGGAAGTAGAGAGTTTAAGGTTGCTACAGCGAGAGCAGAACAGTTAGAAAGAAAATTAAGAAAGTTAAATACTACATCTAAAAAAGGTCGTAGTTTAAAAGGTATGGCACAAACAGCAGGTGCAATAGCAGGTGCTGGTGTTTTTGGTGGAGCAGAAGGTGCAATTGGTGCAGGTATTGGTGGAATAATAGGAGGTGCACCTGGTGCATTAGTTGGTGGTGCTATTGGTGCACAGGTTGGACAATTTACAGGAGCATTAGCAGAAGTTGCACAATATGATGCTGCCTTAGAAAAGCAAAGAAAAGCATTACGACTAGTTATAGGTGATACTGATCAGTACAATAAAGCACAGGCATTTTTAGCAAAAACATCAAAAGATTTAGCAATACCACAAGATGTAATTGTAAGACAATTCACATCACTTACTGCATCTGTAAAAGGTGCTGGTTTATCTGTAGATGATGCAAAAGATTCATTTCTAGCAATTGCTTCTGGTATTAGAGGTACTGGTGGATCGCTTGAAGATATGAAATCTGCGATGCGAGCGACTAGTCAGGTGTTTTCAAAAGGTAAGGTATCGGCAGAAGAACTTAGACAACAACTTGGTGAACGCTTGCCTGGAGCTTTTACATTGTTTGCAGAATCAATGGGTAAAACACCTGCTGAATTAGATAAGGCATTAGAGCAAGGAAAAGTAACACTAGAAGATTTCTTAGGATTTAGTCAAAAATTATTTGATGAGTATGGAGAGAATGCAAA